CGGGAGCGACATTCGAGCCGTTTGTGGAACGAATTTTAAGAGCTATTTCAGCGGCCTTGGGCCTGCCGTATGAGCTGGTTGCCAAGGATTTCTCAAAGACCAATTACTCAAGCGCGCGGGCGGCTCTTTTGGAAGCTCGTAGATATTTTAAAGTCAAACAAGAATGGTTGTCGCGAAAACTTTGCCAGCCTGTGTGGGCTATGGTTTTGGAAGAAGCCTATTTAAAGGGTGAACTGGGATCGATTTCTTTTTATGAAAAAAGACGCTGGTGGACCGGAGCTTCTTGGATAGCGCCGGGCTGGGAATGGGTTGATCCGCTGAAAGAAGCCAAAGCCGCGGAAGTCGGACTTAAAAACGGCATAGTTACTCATTCAGACCTGTATTCGGCTCAAGGCAAGGACTGGGAAGAAAGTTTTGAGCAGAGAAAACGCGAGCTTGACAAGATGACCGAGCTGGGCCTGCCCCAGAACAACGGAAGCGCAAAAGAGAAAGAAGAAACCAAAGAAGATGAAGACGAAAAAGACGAAAAAGAAGACAAAGAAGATTAAAGTTTCAAACAGACAGTGTATGGCTATGCCCCACAGCCTGACTGTCTGCGTGGAAGAAAAAACAGGAGAAAAACATGCCAGATAAAAATACCTTTTTCAGAACCGATATAGCGCGAAGCAAAGATATTCGCGTTGATAAGAACACAGACGTTATAAGCGGCTTTGCCGTGGTTACCAAAGGAATAACGCATGATGAAAGGGGGGAATTTGACGATGCCGCATTAGATAGAGTTGTGGAGCTTGGCAATAAGTCCAAGCTCGGAGTTAAGTCTCGTTTTGGTCATCCCAACATGAGTTCAACTGCTCTTGGGACGTTTCTTGGCCGGGTTAAGAATTTTAGACGCGACGGCGATATTGTGCGCGCGGATCTGCATGTTGACAAGACGGCGCACTCGACGCCTGACGGAGATTTAGCGAGTTATGTTGTGAACCTTGCCGAAAGCGACCCCAACGCGTTTGGGTCTTCTATGGTTATTTATTGGGATGAGGAAAGCCGTGAGGAAAAAGACGAGAACGGAAATCAACTGCCGCCGTTTATTCGGGTAAAGAACTTATTCTCGGTGGATGTGGTTGATGACCCAGCGGCTAACAATGGACTTTTTGGGATGCCGTTCTTCTCAGAAAGCGTAAAGCCGTCAGCCGAGATGACAGCTTTTTTAGATAGATTCTTACAGGAACCGGACGCTGTTGGAAGCGTGATTGCGTTCTTGGAGAGGTATAGAGTGAATGAGAAAGCAGTAAAAACCGTATTAAAGAAAAAGGAGGTGGACAAAATGTTTGAAGAGTTGACAGTAGAAAAACTAAAGGAACAGCGAGCGGATATCTTTGACGCTATTCGCAAGCAGGGTGTCGAGGAAGGTGTAAAGCAAGGTGTTGAAGAAGGACAAAAACTCGAAAGAGAAAGAACTGTTGAGATACTCAAGAAGGCAGAGACGTTTAAGGATATGGGTTCTGCCGCTCTTGAAGCTGTCGAACAGGGAATCTCTTTAGAGCAGGCGACCATCAAGTTTCAGGATAAACAGCTTGAAGGTCTTAAAGCTTCTTCGACTAAAGGCGTTGGCCCGGACAATCCCGAGGATCCCCAGGATCCAAAGAAAAAGAGTCATCTTGAAAGGGCTAATGAATATAAGGAAAAACACAACTGCAGTCTGACCGAAGCATTGCAGAAGACTGCAGAAAAAAGACAGCAATAAAAAAAGGAGGACGAAAATGTCACAGTATAACATAGGTTCAAAAGCGTTTGTCGCGGGTGAAGCTTTAGAGGCTTACCGCAGAGTTAAGCTTTCCGCAGGAAGTGGATCGCAGGTTGAGTATGCTGACGCAGGCGACGAGTGCATAGGTATCACAGCAACTAAAGCCGCCCAGGGCGAGCATATAACCGTTGATTTAAAAACCAGAGGCCGCACGTTCAAAATGGTTGCGCTGGACGCTATCAGTGCCGGAGGCGACTTCTACGGTGCGGACGACGGAAAGGTTTCAAGCGTTGTCGCGGGTCCTGTTGTTGGTAAGGTGTTGGAGGCTTCTACCGACGACATGGAAGTAATCGAGGGATTGTTTGTTTAACGGAACTTAGGTTTTAAAAGGAGGGATTTAAAATGCCAGAATATCAAGGAACAAGAGCAATACCGAGACTCGAGCTGGGTGAAGCGGCCCTGGAGTTTATACACGCGCAGGATGAGTTTATCGGCACAAAGGTTCTGCCTATCTTTCCTACCAAAAAGAAGGCTAGCATTTTCCCTGCTATCACAAGGGAAAGTCTCACCCGGGACGCTGACACAAAGCGGGCGCCGAGAGGAAACTACAACCGAGATTCTTTTCAGGCCAAAGACAGGCAGTATGCTTGCGAAGAGCATGGTCTTGAAGGGCCTTTGGATGATTCAGAGCGCGAGATGTACGCAAGCGACTTTGATTCGGAGCTTACAACTGTGCAGATCGTAACCCGCAGGGTTCTTCAGGCTCAGGAAAAGCGTATCGCCGCCTCTGTTTTTAACACCACGACCTTCTCAGGAGTCGATCTTTTCACCGACTATTCCGCCGAGCCTTGGGACAATGCCTCAAGCGACGTTATCGCCCAAGTACGCGAGGTGCGGGAAAAGATAAGGAAAAACTGCGGTATGGATCCGGGAACGCTCATCATGAGCAAGGCGAACATCGACAGACTGCTTGCCAACTCTGGGATTAAAGGTGCGATTCAGTATGTGGCTCGGCTTACTGAAGCGGAGATCCTTAACGCTTTGGCGGATATCTTAGGCGTTAAAAAGATTGTTGTTGGGAAAGGCATCTACAACAGCGCCAAAGAAGGCAAGGCTTTCAAAGGGTCCGACATCTGGAGCGACGACTACGCCATGATAGCTGTGATTGGCGAAGGCCAGAGGCTTTCGGATCCTTCCATAGGAAGGACGTTCCTTTGGACTGCCGACAGCCCGGAGAACGCGACAGTTGAGCAATATAGAGACGACGCCGCAAGGAGCGATATCTTCAGGGTAAGACAGCATGTTGACGAAATCATCATCGATCCTCACTTTGCTCATCTTATGAAGGTTGACGCTTAAACTTAAAGGTAACTATGTATCCGGGGGCGTTAAGCCCCCGGGTGCTAACTAAAGGAGCTTGCCTGATGAGTTTTAAGGATCAATTGCCGCAGGATTCTATCAATACGTTTCTTAACAGCGGTGAATTCGCCGAAGAGATTACCTATGCTCCCTCGGGCGGAGTTCCTAAAACCATTAAAGCGGTAGTAGTGCGTGAAGGTCTTGAGCCGTCTTCTGAGAACGCCAGCCGTTCTTTAAGAAAACAGGCGGAAATCTATTTTGTGAATGACGATGTTAATGGAGTCACTGCGATAGACAAAAAAGACGACCGCATTACGCTTAATGATGTTGAAGGCACAGCCAGAGAAGCTCGGATAAACGAAGTGCTGGCTAGCGACGAAGGCATGTGGCATTTAATTGTGGGGTGGTAATGTAATGGCAAAAGTTTGGACAGAAATAGATAAATACGCGCTTGAGAGGGCAATAAAGATTGCGCCAAGGATACTAAAATTTGAGCTTGGAGATGGCTTTGACAGGATCAGCAAGGGCTTTCTAAAAAGATTTAGAAAGCAACAACTGCAGGGCCCTCCGGGAGTGCGTGGCGCCTCAGGCTACGGTCTTTTTGGCACGTTTAAACGGACGTTTTTGGTTTCATCCTCTATCGAAGGGATGGGAGTTCGTATTTTCTCGGATTCAAAGATCGCCAAGCTTCATGAGACCGGCGGCATTGTAAAGGATCCCAGCGGCGGCAGGCTTGCCGTTCCCCTGTCGGTAAGGACGCAGATGTTTACCGCGCGCGGGAAGCTTAAAACCAAATTCAGACGGCCAAAGACTTTAAAAAATGTACAGCCAATGAGGTTTAGAGGAAAGACCTTTCTTGCGAAGGTTACTAAAAGAGCAAAGAAGATTCTGCCGTTGTTTGTGTTAAAAAGACAAGTTCGGCTTAAGCCCAGACTTGGTTTTTACAGGACGTGGTACGGACTTGCTAATTACAGGATAGATATTCTTAATAAGAAAATAGATAACGCTTTAAGGAAGATTTAATTATGCCGGAAACAGTAAGAGAAAAAATACTTGAGAATTTAAAAACCACGCTTGAAGGTGTAACCATTGCCAACGGCTTTAATTTTGATTTTATCCCCGAAACTATCCAGCGGTGGTCAATGCACGGCAACAGTCTTGTTAATCTTCCCGCTATTATTTTAAGTTGTGGTGACGAAGCGGAACAATCCGCGCCGTATCCTCTTGAGGAATGTACACTAAGTGTTTATCTTGATTGTTTTTTTGTAAGCGACGAAGACGAGGCTACTTCTACGGACACTTATTTAAATAGATTGCAGGGCGATATAAAAAAGGCGGTTTTGACTGATCATACTCGTAGAGGACACGCGGTTGACACAAACGTGCTGGGGACTACGCCGTTTGAAACGACCGAAGGTCAGCATTACGCCGGGATCATTGTTGAGATTGAGATAAAGTATCGGCATCAAAGACTTGATCCAACTTTGTCTAGTTAAAAAGGAGGGATAAATTATGTTAACACGAAGAAGACAACTTGCCGCAAAGGTTGAAAGCCAGGAAGGCATTGAAGAGGCGCTGGCCAGTCAGGACGCAAAGCTTTTAATTGAAAACCCTGTTATGGACGTGGATCCGCCTCTACATGAAAGAAATCCAGTAGGAAGCAGTTTTTCAAAAGTCGGCGATCTGCCGGGTAAAAGCGCATCAAAACTCACTTTCAGTTTACGTTTAAGAGGTTCTGGTGTATCCACCACTGAACCTGAATGGTTGAAGCTGATTAAGGCATGCGGATGGCAGTCTACCCCGCTACAGTCTATTTCAATTGGAGCGGTAACCGCAGGACCTTTTAAGCACGGTGAGACCATTGTCGGCGGCACGTCCGGGGCGACAGGCCGTGTTGTTGTAGATACAGCTGACGGTACCACTACACTCTACTTTGTGGAGATAAGCGGTACGTTTCAAGATGCAGAAACCATCACAGGGTCGACGTCCGGAGCTTCGGCGACAGCCAGTTCGGATCCGTCCGAAGTCGGCAAAGAACTAAAACCGATTACGGATCCAAGCGGTGTGCCCTCTCTTACCATGGCCACTTACGAAGACGGAGTCAAGAAAGTTTTAAAAGGCGCGCGAGGCAAGGCGAAATTTAATTTTAAAGTTGGTGAGCCAGTTCTAGTAGAGTTTGATTTTTCGGGAGCGTATTTAAGCACGCAGGACGCAAGTCTGCTTTCCTCTATTGGCCACGAATCAACCAAGCCGCCTGTTTTCTTGAATGCCTATCTTTGGCTTGACAACCTGCAGGCAAAACTTAGCGAGCTTGAGATTGACTGGGCAAACGTCTTAGGTGTTCGCGACGATGTAAACGAGCAGGCTGGGATATTCTCTTACGTCATCTCTGACAGAAAGCCAGCAGGCTCATTAAATCCGGAAATGGTAAGCGTATCGAGCCACGACTTCTTTGGCAAGTGGTTCAACGGCGATGAGATGATCTTAAATTTTCAGGTTGGCGAAACATTGGGCAACAAGTTCTGGTTTTACGCTCCAAAGGTTCAGTATTCAAAAGTCGCCGATGAAGACAGAGAAGGCATTGCAACCGCTCGGGCAAGCTTTTCTTTAAATGGGACATTAGAGCCGGGCGACGACGAACTAACTATTTTGTGTCTATAAAAAAGGAGGTTTTTCATGTTAACAGGAATTGATATTAATGCCACAAGAAAGCATATCTCGAAACTTGATCCGGATAAAGACAATCCAACGGTGTTTCACATAGGCGTTTTGGACCCGGCGTTGAGAGCTGAGATTGACGATGATTCATCAACCTATGAGATGAGTTCGACCAATCCCAATGATAAAGCAAAGGTGCGTCTTAACTGGAATAAACGCCAGATTACAGCCATTAAGTTTGGGCTTAAGGGGTTGGAGAACTTTTTGGATCCGCAAACTAAAAAGGCGGTTGAGTTAAGTTTCGAGACGATCAAGTATGCCGGTAAAATGCGGGACGCCGCGCCGGACAGGATTATAGCGATGTTTCCAAGCGAGCTTAGACAGGAACTTGCGGAAGTTATATTAAATGAGTCGAAGCTCTCGGGAGACGAACGAAAAAACTGATCGTGGCGGTTCATTTGGGCGACCTTGCTGTGAACTGCCAAAGCTGTTTATCGGGAAAGAAGACGCAATGTGAGTTTGAGATTCCAGGACAAGAGACTTGGGAACTAAACGGCGAAGAATATCAAGGATGCCCTTTTAAAATCGTCACGCGTCAAAGCGCGGATTTTATAAGGGCATTTAATTTTTATGAACGTGGATATTTGCCAAACCCAGGTGGTTGGATCGAGCAATCGGCAAAACTCTTAGACGCGTTTGAGGTTATTGAAAAGGAATTAAAGAAAATTGAAGCGGAAAAATTAAGAAAAAGGAATTTGTTTAGAAGATGAGCAATAAGCAGTTATCCATAATTTTAAAGCTGAGAGACGAGGCCTCAAAAAAACTCAAAGGGGTGAGCGGGGGCCTTGTACGCTTTGGGAATGCATGGAAGAGATACGGAGTTATAGCAACAGCAGCTATTGCCGCTATCAGCGCCGCGCTTACCAAACTGGCCATGGATGCCCAGGAGTCTGAAAATTTATTTAAGGAGTCTATGGCAAATATGGCAGGAATAGCGCGTGAGTGGAGCGATGAACTCTCCAAAACTCTTGGGTTAAACTCTTTTGAGATACGAAAAGTGGTCAGCACCTTTAATGTTATGTTGAAATCCATGAAGCTCTCAGAAGAAATGGCTTACGAGATGTCAAAGGCGCTGACACAATTAAGCTATGATATGGCTTCGTTTTATAATTTAAGGCCTGAGGAAGCTTTTACGAAACTGCAGTCGGGCATATCAGGAGAGATCGAGCCATTGAAGCGTTTGGGTATCCTCGTCAATGAAAATACAATAAAGGCATGGGCGCTGACAAATGGAATGATTAAACAAGGCGAAGTCATGACAGAACAGCAGAAGATTTGGGCGAGGTTTAGAGTTATGTTGGAACAGACAGAGACGTCGCAGGGGGATATGTTGAGAACAGCCAATTCATTGACGAACCTATTGCGAAGACTTAAATCATCTGCAGAGGAACTTGGAATCGTTGTCGGGTCAGTGTTGCTTCCACCTGTAAGCAAGGTTGCATTTGCCCTGGCTCTTTTTGCGAATTGGCTGAAAAATGCGGCAAAAGAGCACCCCTTGTTTGTTAAAAGTATATTGTTTACAGTTATTGCGCTTACTGCGTTGGCCGCTGTCTTAGGAGTAGTGGGGCTTGCTATCCCCGCTGTTTCTACAGGCATAGGTGTTATGTCGGGAGCGTTTGCAGGATTATGGGTGGCTATCGCACCCATTGCCCCGATATTGCTTGCCGTTGCCGCTGGCATAGTAGCAATATGGATTGCTTTTAAGAAATGGAATGTGATTAAAGCGTTATTCTGGTCGTTTGTTGCCGGAGTTAATGAAGGGCTGAAATCCGTCATCACAACACTCGCCCGATGGGCATTAAGAATATCGCAACTGCCCGGGCCGCATAAAAAGGCTTTTACTGAAATCGCCTCCAACCTTATTGATTTTGCCAAGACATTAGATAAGAGCTATGTGTTGGCTATGAAGAAAGCGGCGGACGCCTTAAACGAAAATACCAGTAATACTAAAAAATCGGCAAAAGAAATTATAAGTGTATTTGACCAGATTAAAAATAAATATGCGCAATTTATGGAAGAACTTAGCAAGCCGGGAAAAGGGCTGGGCAATGTAAAGAAACAATTTAACGCTATGGAGGCGTTTGCAAAGCAGACCGCAAGGAATATGGAGAGCGCTTTTTCCAATCTCTTTTTTAAGGCGTTCACAGGTGAGCTTAGGAATGTTAAAGAAGTTTTTGCGGATTTCGGAAGATCTATGCTTCAGATGATATCACAGATACTTGCCAAGATAGTGATGATTAAACTGCTTACTGCTTTTGCTGGCGGAGCTGGCGGAAACATATTCGGCGTGGCTGTGAGCAGTCTCTTTCATGAAGGCGGCATGGTAAGGAACCGGCAAAGAAATTTTATCAAAGCTCATCAAGGGTTGGCTCCCGACGAAGTGCCGATCGTGGCACAGACCGGCGAAGGCGTCTTGTCAAGACGCGGCATGAGCGCATTAGGCGGGTCAGACAACCTAAGGGCCCTTAATAATGGCGAAAATGTTAGAGGCGGCGGCGTAACCATCAATGTTAATCAGGTTATTCAGGCTTGGGACGCGCAGGATGTGTGGCGCAACCGCAAGATGCTGTCAAACGCAATTGCCGACGATATTTACAATAACGGAAAAATACGGTCGGTTATCAGGAGTTACACATGAGCGATTTTAATTTTAACCCTGATTTTGTGATAGATGAAACAGTTGAATATAAGACGTTGATTTCAGAGTTTGAAAACGGCGTTGAACAGAGACGGCGTAAATGGGAAAACCCCTTGAGAAAATGGTCCCTGCGGTTTAGGACAAGAACATTGTCTGAGATGAATAACGTCAAGAATTTCTTTATCAGCAAGTATGGAGCATTTGCGAGTTTTACTTGGACAAATCCAAATGATTCTTTGGAATACACCGTCAGGTTTGTTGACGATAGTTTTAAATTCGCTATGAAGTCGTATCAGATTTATGACTTTGAATTTGATTTTGTAGAGGTGAAATAATGCCAAGAGATATTGACCCGACCTTCAAACAGGAAAAAGCAAAACAGGAAAATCGACCTATATATTTATACATCATCGAAAATTATGACGGGTCGAATGATTTGTATTTGGCCAGTTATGATGAGGATGTTGTATATGATTCAGTGACTTACACCCGCTTCCCTATCATGCATGAATTCACCGGTGAAAACAATCAGGGTCGTATTGATCAAGTCAAGGTGAGGCTGGCGAATGTCTCGAGGCTCATTCAACTGTATTTAGAGCAGTACGATTTTAGAGGCAAAAAAGTTATTATCCGCACAGTGTGGGCAAATCAGCTGGCGGATCCGGACGCGCATATTGACGACATTTTTTATATAGATAATTATACGGCGGATCAAACTAATGTTGAGTTTACTTTAACAGGCAAGTTTGATGTTTTGGGTATGGACCTTCCAGCGCGCAGATATGCGAGGAATTACTGCAGTTGGAAGTTTAAATCATCCGAGTGCGGATATGCAGGAGCAGAAACAGAATGCAACAAGACACAGCAAAGATGCAAACAACTGAACAATTACCAGAGGTTCGGAGCTTTTCCTTCGGTGCCGACGAGACGAATATACATCATGTAGAAAAGCTGATCATCGATAAGTACCTCGGCATCCCCTATTCACACAGGGGCCGGGCCTTGGAAGGTTTGGACTGCTGGGGATTTCTTAAGCTGGTGTATCAGGACTTAGGGTTTAAGTTGTTTGACATCGAAGATTTGGAATATGAGAAGGTTTGGGGCCTTAGAGGCAAAGATTATTTCAGAGAGAATTACGAGAACGACTGGGAGAAAAGCGAGGATCCTCAAACTCTGGACGCTGTGTTGTTTTTAAATTCAAGAGGCATAGCGAACCATGCGGGAGTTGTTTTTAAGAACAGAAAGTTTATCCACTGCCCCAGACAAGGCGTGGTGGTTTCAAGGCTTGACGATGAGGCGTGGAGCAAAAGAATAGAGGGTTTTTATCGCTTAAGGAAAAAAAGATGGTAACTGTACGAAACATAAAAAATCCTTTTAAAGTAAACGAAGCTGAAACCGTTGAGGTTTCATATTCAAGGGATAAAACTCTGCGCGGATTCCTTGACGTTTCGGGATTTGACTATAAAGACAAGCGGGTTATCGTTACCGGCAAAAGAGTTAAAGACCTTGACGTGCGGATTGAAAAAGGCGACGAGATTACTGTTATTCCTGAAGTCAAAGCCCCTGTTGTCGCGGTGATTTCAGTGATAATTTCAGCGGTATGGGCAGTGGCAGTTGCTCATCCGTTTTTGTTTACTTTTTTTATATTGTCTATCGGTTATTCCATATATCAATACATGAACCAGCCCAAAATGCCTGACTTCAATTTAGGATCAGGACCCAGAGGCGGGCTTGATGAAGGATCACCAACGTACGGCTGGGACGGCGTTCAGACGATTCAGGAAGTGGGCGTGCCGTTGGCAGTGGTTTACGGCGAGCATAAAATCGGCGGAAATATAATCAATCAGTTCCTGCGGGACGATGGTGATAAAAACTATTTGAATATTCTTTTAGGGTTATGCGAAGGCGAGATTGAGTCAATAGACGATATCGAGATCAACAACAATCCCAGCGTCAATTTTAGCGGAATAGATATGATTAAAAGATACGGCACGAATAATCAGAGCTTAATACCGAACTTTGAGGATCTGCATAATATTTATCCTATTAGTGTAAACCTTACAAAAGACAACCCCTATGTTTACACAATGGTTGATTCAGATGTTGAAGGTTTTGAGATTCACCTAAGGCTTAATAACGGTTTGTATCAGCAGTCCGGCGGCGGTGGCATATCAAGCTGGAGCGTCACATATCGAGTTGAATATAAACTGCATACGGACCCAACTTATATTGATTTAGGTGAAACCACTATCTCAGGCAAATCAAGATCGTCTGTTCGCAGGATCTTTCGCAAAGAAGGACTGGCCCCTGGGCAATACGATATTCGGGTGACAAGAACTTCCGACGATTCGACGCTTGATCCTCTTAAACAAGGCGATCTGATGTGGTTCCAGCTGGATGAGCTTAAGACAGATGATCTCATATATCCAAACACTGTCCTTTTGGGCCTTAAACTTCTGGCCACGGATCAGCTGTCCGGATCAATGCCTAATATAACATGCGTTGTTAAGGGCAAGCTGGTGACGGTTCCTGATATTCGCAACGCTGGCACGCCGGTTGATTGGGATGATTATTATTGGGACGGCAGTGATTACAGACTGCTTTTGGATGATACGTTATTAACTTGGGACGGTATGACTTTTACAAACAAATACAGCGCTAATCCGGTGTGGTGCCTGAAAGATTTTATTACAAACGCGCGCTATGGGTTGGGCGAATTTATATCAAGCACGAACTTGGATAACGCGTCGCTTTTGGAGATGTCTCAGTATTGCGAAGAGAAAGTCGCCGACGGCAAAGGCGGTTTTGAGAAACGCTTCAGGATGGATGTTGTTATTGATTCAAATACAAAAGCCTTGGATCTTTTAATTCAGCTGTGTGCGACATTCAATGCTATGCCTGTATACTCAGCTGGCGGGATATCCTTTAAGATAGACAAACAAGCTAACCCAACGCAGTTGTTTGGTGTCGGGAATATAGTTAAGGACAGCTTTGCTCAAAGCTGGAAAACGTTAAAAGAGATCCCCAATGTCATTGAGATTCAGTTTATGGATAAGGATAAAGGATACCGGCAGGAGACTATTTCTTATATTGACGAGGACGCATTGGCCGCTGGCAATCCCATGCGCAAGAGCCAAATTCGCCTCTTTACTACCCGCACAAGCTATGCAATACGAGCTGGCCGGTATGCTTTGAAAGTCGCAAAGTATATCGACCGTTCTGTTACCTTTAAGGCTGGAATTGACGCTATCGCCTGCCAAGCCGGAGATATCATTTCAATGTCGCATGATGTTCCGCAGTGGGGTTTTTCGGGCCGGGTGCAGATAGGATCAACCATGACTTTGGTTAAACTTGACCGCACCATGGTAATTGAAGACGGCAAATCCTACAAGATTCAGGTTAGATTTTCCGACGATACTATTGAGGAGAAAAACATCACTTCTCCAATGGGCAGTTACACAGAGATTGAGTGCGAGGCTTTCAGCAATGCGCCCCAGGTCTTTGACGTGTATGCTGTCGGAGAAACAAACAAAATTAAGAAAGATTTCAGGGTGGTGTCAATTCAAAGAGAAGGAACGAACGAATGTCAGATACAGGCCTTAGAATACAACGAAAATGTCTATGACGATTCCGACATTATACTGCCGGATAATAATTATTCATCGCTCTCATCTGAGATTCCCAATGTTGAGAATTTGAACCTAACCGAAAGTCTTGTCAAAAAAGCTGACGGCACTATTGAGGACGCTATTGATGTCTGGTTTGATAAGCCGGATGCGGCATCCTATTATGTCAAAACTTATGCAAGGGCAAAGATATATATAAGCGATAACAACGGAGCCAGCTGGGGCCTTAGAGGTGAAACCACGGGTACGCATTTTCAAATACTCGGGGATATTATTGATGGACATACCTACAAGGTGAGGGTTGTATCAGTAGCAGACACAGGTGAGGAAGGCTCATTTGATACCTCGCCTATGCAGGAGATTACGATTGTCGGCAAGTCCGTGCCGCCTTCAGATGTTGCATCGTTTTTAGTCAATCAAAACAGAGACATGATTTATTTCGGGTGGACTGCGATAAGCGATGTTGACGCATGGGGCTACGAAATCAGACGCGGTGAGGATTGGGCTAGCGGTGAGTTTATCACCTTCCAGCAGGGGACTACATTTTTGACAACAGATGTAAAAATGGGCGTTGAGCAGAGTTATTGGATTAAGGCGATTGATACCTCAGGCAATTATTCAGACAACGCAAAAGAAGCGATTGTAACTGTAAGCACTATTCCCTTTCGCAATATCATCGCTGAATACGAAGAACATCCGGATTGGCTTGGGACGCTGTCGAATCTTGAAAAGGTCGGCGAGACTCTGATCATTTCAGACGGCGAATATTCAGGGACATATACCGCGCCTATAAGAGATTTCGGTTATGTGGCGACTGTTTACATAGGCATTGACGTTATTGCCTCTATATCCACCGGCAGGCGGTTTAACACCGACGGTGTTTCAAGGTTCAATGACAGCACTACATACAGATTTAGCGGACAGGAGACGCTTAGAGCGGCCAGCTTCAAGATAAGAACGTCTGAGGACAATATTGTTTGGAGCGACTGGGAAGATTATCAGCCGGGCGATTATTACTGCAGGTATTTCCAGCTTGAGATGACTCTGGCTAGAGAAGATTTAGGCGACTACATTACTTGTTCTACATTGAGTTATTTCGGCGATCTTCCGGATATTGACGAACACGGCAGTGACGAGGTTACAGTTGCCGATGACGGCAGGGAAGTATTTTTTACTGAACTTTTTCATGAAGAGCCAAGCGTGCATATTGAGATAACCAGCGGAGCTGGAATTTATTCACAATTCACTGCTAAGTCAACAACAGGTTTTACGGTCAAGTTGTACAACGCCCAGGGAGTAGCGCAGACCGGAACCTTTGATTGGCATAGTCACGGAATATAGGAGTTGTTATGGCAAAGAAATTAGTACCAAGCAAAATCGTTATTGAGTTCGTAGACGGCAAATTCACCAACGGAGTGATTCTCTATAAGGTCAACGACAACGGAGTGATCAGTAAGATCAAGAGCATTGGAATAAAGAACGCTGATTTCAGCAAGCCAGCGCTCAATGGACTACTGAAAAAGTTTATTAAACATGCGAAAAAAAGCGAGGTTATACCAGATGAATTGTCATAGATGCAAACAAAAGATTCCAGATAGCATGGCCTATGTAGTGGTCAAAGGCGATATTGTTTTAAGAACGCCCCGCAAGAGACCTATGGTTTTTACCTGCATTGAGCAGGCTTACAATTACGCGCAGAATCTGTTTATGCACGATGTCTGCTGGATTGAGACACTTAGGGAGCATGGGGTTGAGTTATACGATATGAATAAAGTTGCGGAACAATATAAGAATAAGGAGGTTACTGATGGCTTGGGACAAGACAAAACCTGAAAATGATATGCTCTTAATCAACTTCCCGCCAGCCTGCCGGGCTAACTGGGACGCTATAGAGTTAGGTACGGATCCTAATTTACAGATTACGAATGCAAAGGTATCCCCCGGCGCAGGGATTGAAGATACGAAACTTGCGCAGATTGTGACAGCAAATAAGGTTAACGGATCAGCGCTTACCGGACTTGCCAGCGTGCCTTCTGCGGCCGGAGTTTTACCGACGGCGAATTCGCCTAATAAGTTAAAGGCTGACGTGAGCGACACCACGCCGGAATATTTAGACGGCTTAATTGAAACTACTGTATTTCAGATCTCCGGGACTGACAAGTTGGAATTAAAAGACGGCGGCGTGGGAGCTGGAAAATTGGAAGGCGGCGCGGCTTCACCGGGAAACACCAAGTATTACGGAACTAATGGCGCCGGTGCCAAAGGTTTTTACGAGACTATATCTGTACACCTTGATACGATTCAGGATGGCCAAGCTCTTAGATACAACAACGCTAATTCAAGGTTTGAAAATACACCGCCAAGAGCGGTATATGCTTAGAGGAGAAACATGGGAAATTATACAAGCGGGCCCCCGAAAGATTCAGGAGGAAATCCAGTCCCTGTAGCGTGGACAGATGATCCCTTGGTTCAGGATATTACGCCTGTTAAAAAGACGCATATTGTCGAAATGAGAGCGGCTTTAGAGGCTTTGGACGGCCACTACCATGTATTTAATGGAAACAACTCAAACGCTGAACTACCGGATGTGGCAGTTGCATGGACGGAATCGAATGCGCAGCTTATTGTGGACGAAACACCGCCAAAGGCGTCGCACACCAATGAGATCATAGGTTTTATCAAGGACTTTGATGGCCATAATCATTATGTACCGGCATACGGCGTTAATTCGGATGTATATGGTCCCGGCTTTAGTTTTGAAGATGATCCTGTTACCGCGCTGGTTACATGGGTTAAGGCATCGGCGCATGAAGAGTTGAGAAGCCACTTGGAAAGTTTGGCGGCTCATACACATATAGTTTGTTGCGAGTGCGAATGTACATGTACTTGCACCTGCACTTGTACTTGCACCTGCACTTGCACCTGTCAGGAGCAATGTTGCAGTGAATGTGATTGTGGGGATTAAAATGAAACCAAAATCAGCTTATATTTTTGTAACTAATAAATGCAACCTGCAGTGTAAATACTGCTATGAAGAAAATCGTACAGGAGATATGTCGCCGGAGACTATGAGAGCGACTATTGATTGGTTGGTGAGTCATTACGAGAAGGAAATGTTTACCCGACCGTTTGAAAATCTGACGTTTACGCTTTTCGGCGGAGAACCGCTTCTTAACTTCCCCACAGTTAAGGCAGGTATAGATTACCTGCGGACTATATGCGATAAGCTTAAGTTTAAAGCAGGTGTTCATATCCTTTCAAACGGAACTGTGTTGACTGATGAGATGATAGATTATTTTAAAAGTGTCCGGCCGTACAATAATTTCAACTGGCACTTTCAGGTATCTCTCGATGGTTGTGAGGAAACGCATAATGCCAACAGGGTATTTGCCAATGATGAGGGAAGTTATAAGGTAATCTCAGAGAATATAAAGAAAATCAAACAGATATTTCAAAGCGTCGGAGTGCGTATGACAGTCACTCCGGATAATATAAAATCACTTTCAAAGGATTTTGAGGCAATGCTTTCTTTTGGGACACCGGTAACGAATCTTACCCCTATCGTAGAGGGTGATTGGAATGATGAAGTGATCAGCACCTTTGTAAGCGAACTAAAGAAATGTATCGAGCTGTATTATCGTAAAGGTCGTAATCAATATTTTAATTACCTTCATAACTCCTTAGAGAGGATTATAAACAATTCTTTTAACCGGCAGAGAGGTTGCCGGGCCGGTGAGTTTCTGATCGGCGTTTCAACCGAGGGGAAAATATATCCCTGTCACAGGTTTGTTGCTTATTCAAAGAAGTATGACTTTTGTTTGGGCGATGTATGGAAAGGCATAGACAAAGAAAGCGAAGCATTTAAGAAAATAACGGAAATGAGAACGAAAGCGGTCAAGTGTCTTAACTGCAAGGTGTTCTCCTGCAACAGGTGTTTTGCGACGAATATGGCCTTAAATAAAGACCCTGCGGCTGTTCCTGATAATGGATACTGCGAGATGAACGAAAAGATGTCGAGTGCTTTACGGCCAATAATAAGGAGATTGTTAATGGAAGGAAAACTGAAACTTAAAAGTTGTGAAATGGCAGATTTAAAAGATAAGGGCGTTATGTATAAGGTCAGCAAGGATGAGCCAGCCGAACTTGTAGAAGACAAATTAGATGTAATGGCTCGGTGTATGATACGCCTTGTCAAAGAAACTCAAGAGGTTAAAAAGGCTCTATCCATACTCGCCTCTAAGATGAAGGATTAAAGCATGAGATATTTGTGTATCGTTCCATACGAATATACCACTATAACAATGATGTACCGCAACTCTCCTGTCGGTATATACAAGGTTGCTACAAAACTGCGCAGAGAAGGTCATACGGTTGAGCTTTTTAATATGTACCCTCTTTATCGACCGAGAAGGTTTATGGAGTTCAAGTCGGATGGAATGTATTTTAAGGGAATACCGGTATCTCAATTTGTTGGGTATAAGAAATGCGGTAATTTCGAGAACGAAAAGTTATGCAGGGAGTTTCATCGATTGGGTCTTCCTCTATCCGAACTTACGAAGAAATTAGAGGAATCTCAGCCGGAGAGGATCTTTATAGGCAACACCTTTACTTTCTTGTGGCGGGCCGTTTATGAGATTGTAGCGGAGTGCAAGAAAGTAATACCTAAGGTTCCGGTAAAGGTCGGGGGCCTCTACGCTATCCTCTGTCCGGAACACGCCAAAGCGTCCGGTGCTGATGAGGTAATGACGCCGGAAGAAAAAACCGTATCCGATAACTTTATCAAGATAGATATTGACTTATTCGGAGACAACCTTCCGGAGAGGATATTTTTAGGGACTTCTGTAGGTTGTCCTAACCATTGCTCGTATTGCGCCGTTCATATTGTAGAGGGATGCACAAAAGTTAACACTAATCCTGATGAGGTAGTAAGCGAACTCAAATATTATAAATCTATGGGCATAACAAAGTTTATCTTCCTCGACGCTAATATCCTCTACGGATACGAAAAGCACTTTAAGATTATTCTCGATAAGGTAATTCAAGAAGATTTGGATCTCGAACTTTATTCGTACGGTGGAGTAGAAGCGCGATTGCTCACTGATGATATAGCTGAGAAGATGGTTAAGGCAGGCTTTCAGTCGGTAAATATCCCTATTGAAAGCGCGAGCGATATTATAATCAAAGAATGGAAGCGGAATTGTTTTGTCGCTGATTGGGAAAAGGCGATGAACATTGCCAAGAGATACTTTAAGCGATTGAGGTCTTTCCTGATTATTGGCGCGCCTAATCAAACAACTGAAGATATCGGCTCAACGATTGATCTGATCAAGAGTTACGGAGCGGAAGCAGTAACTCTACCCTACACCCCGATTCCGGGGACTCCTGACTACGAAAAGTATAAGCATATAGATTTGGAAGACCTTAATCCGGCCTTTTATCCTTGCGCGCACGAAAAGATGAGAGCAGAAGGTTTAGAAAAGTTTTACTCAGCAAACCGCAATGTTGAATTTTGCTTAAGAGGTTGGGACGATGTTCAGCAAAAAATACCGCCGCCCACAAAGACGATATTTGAAAGCGGCCCGGCGGTAAAGCCAAAAAAGGAGGGATGAGAAATGTCAAAAGTTTTAGCGCATGAAGAAATAATTGTTAATGACGTAGTAGAGGAGTTAACTCCTGCAATCTATAATCCGCCAGAGGGTCCTTCAGCCGTGTATGCTATTGTTCATGTTGAGGGCGGAGTGCTGAGGTATTTTGTTAATGGTCAAGACCCTACTCTATCATCGGGAGTTTTATTGGAAGAAGGTGACGTTGTTGAGCTTCCTTCAATCTATCATATAAAGGATTTTAGGGTGATTAGGGCAGGTCTTGATTCGGGTAAATTAACAGTAACTTACGAAGCTTAAAGGAGGGATTGATATGCATTTAAAACATTTGAAGAAAAACAGAATAATAAACATAAAGGGCGGCCTTGCCAAAACAGGACAAGTTCTTTCTTACTATCCTAAGGATGATGGCGACTACCAGAGAGGTCTTCCTGCGCAAGGCGAAAGATTTATCGACAATGGAGATGGCACAATAAAGGATCTTGTTGCAGGATTAATGTGGGTAAAAGACCCCTCGCAAATTCCCGGCGGTTTGTTTGGCACTCCCGGAAGCCCAATAACCATGGGTTGGTATTCTGCTATAGATAATTGTGAAAACCTCGATTATGCAGGATATAGCGACTGGCGGCTTCCGAATATCAGAGAGCTTGCATCTATTGTAGATTGCAGTAAGTACAATCCGGCTATAGACACAGTTTACTTTCCAAATACACAAACCAGTGGTTATTGGTCATCTACTACTCTGCTGGCGTACGATGTCTATGCTTGGATGACATATTTGTATTATGGCTACCAGACTTTCGGAAGTAAAAATTACAGCTCTTATTATGTGCGGCCTGTGCGTGCTGGCCGGTAATTACTCTAAACAGGAGGGAAAAATGTCAAAAGATAAGATTAAAATAGAATTTAAAGCGGGAAAGAAAATAGTCCAACATCCCACAGGTGTTACAAGAGAATATACAAAAAAGGATTTAGAGAGTCAAAAACAGCACTTGATAAAGCAAAGAGAAATAATAGACGAGCATATTGCTCAGATAGACAAAGATTTGGCCAATATGGGGGATGAGAAAAAACCACCAAGAAGGCCGCTAAGAAGAAAGCCCTATGAGCAGTAGAGGAAAAAGGAGCAGGCAATGGAACATGTAACGCCATATTTGCCCTGGGCGGCAGTATTAGTTTCTTTAAGTGTATCCGGCACTATGTTGGGGATTTCCATTAGTGTTGCTAAAGACGCGTCAAGCAAACGCAAGGAGTTTGACAAGAAAGTTGAAGGAAATAAAAAAGAAGCTGAGGAAAAATTCGTAGACAAAGATGTCTGTAAAGTACTGCACAAGAATTTGGACAAAAACATCGAAGAAATCAAAGAGAAAATAGACTGTGTTCCGGCAATTAAGGCTGGCGTTGATTTGCTTCTTAAAAAGAACGGGCTCAAAGGTGATTAAATGATAAACCCAACGAAAATCGCAGACGCGGTTAAGGAAGTGTTTGGGTTCCTGCGGGAGTGGAACAACGCAGACCAGAGGCAGAAGCGGTATGCCCTGCGCAGGATCCAGCGCATTAAAAAGGCAACGGATATTGCTGAGCGGATATTCTTTATTGTCGACGACATGCTTATAATCGCTCATAAGAAGGGCCTGTCTGATGAAGTAAAATTTAGGGGCCTTGAAAAGAGGTATAGAAAGTTGGTTCAGAAGTTTAACCAGTTAGACTAAAGGGGGTGAAATCATGAATCTTATAATGGATTATTTGTCAGGGAACATTCCTCAGCTGTTGACCGCGGTTGTGGGCATTGGCGCTGTGTGGTTTATTTTATCAAAGGCGTTGAAGGTTCTTAAGGAAATCACCGAATTGTTAAATGCAATCGTGGTTGCTTTTGCCGACAAAAAACTCACAAAAGACGAGATCGATACTATTGTAAAAGAAGCAAAAGATATTCCGATTGCAATAAAGACGCTAATTCGTAAGTAAGCAACTCTTCTATTTCCTACCACCTATCTCCTGCCTAACTCCGCAAGGCCTTCGCTTAGTTCGGCACAGCTAAGCGAAGGTTTGTTTTTTTTGCTTGACAAATAAACTTGCAGGATATAAACTTAATAACAAGACTAATGTAAACTTACACAAAATAACGGAAGTTATCCTTATGTCCTCAGCAAAAAAAGTTCTTAACGTTAGAGAATTGGCCAAATATCTCGGTGTCCATCCTATCACTATCTATAATTACCTAAAAAGAAAAGAAATTCCTGCTTTTAGAATGGGTAAAAGCTGGCGGTTTAATAGAGAATCTATTGATAAATGGCGATTTGATAAAGAGAAGAAAAGTAAATAGCAATTAAAGAAGAAGAAAAGAGTAAAATGATGAAAAATGCCGTAAGTCCAATAATTCCTCTCTCTCTCTCTCTCTCTCTCTCTCTCTCTCTGAGAAGTAGCG